GGGGGATTTATAATCCCCCCTCTCAATTGAGTAGTGTGTTACCACTGCCCTCTAAGAATTTTTAATTCTGGAGCTCAGCAACTTTTGTTGTTAGTAACTTTGTGCCACATTGTCGACCGACTCTGTGGCAACAAATTAATTTTTCTTCGGTCAACCCTTTTCAATTTGGATATTTGTATATATTTTTAAAATTTCCTGTTCTGACAGGTCGTTTTCTTTTTAGAAAATATGGAGCGATATGCCGGTATGCCGGTTTCAGATTTTGGTCATAGTAATAGATTTGTTTACTACTATCTTTTAGCTTTGACTTCCTAGTCTAGGCTTTTTAGCAATATAATTTGGATATTTGTATATATTTTAAAATTTCCTGTTTTGACAGGTCGTTTTCTTTTTAGAAAATATGGAGCGATACGCCAGTATGCTGGTTTTTGGATTTCATGGTAATAGATTTGTTTACCACTCTTGTTTGTGTGCCCCGACTTCCTAGTCCAGGCTTTTCATTTCACATTCACCATGCCGATTTTTATGTTCTATATGTGTTTTCTGTTTTTTGAGTTGCAATTTTAGTAGTATTCATATCACAAGAAAAGTTATTTGTTTTGTGATGTCGAGAAAAAACTGTGCCCGTTAAGATTTATCACTTAGTTTCTAGTGATCATATAATATGGCTTAGGCCCGTGGAGAAGCTACCTCCTTATACAAAAAAGTTATTATATGATTTACATTTTGGTAATGAACCCTTGTGGTGACCCAATTTGAAGCTACTTACCTTAGAAGGATTAACCTGATCAGTTGACTTTTATTCACAATCTACGTTCCATTTGAAAGGATACCAATTTCACACCTTAAAAATTGGGTATCAGAGATGAAAGGCTCAAACTTTCACTTGGGCAGCCAGCGTAGATTACATTTCACTGAGATTCGAGCCCTCGTTTCTTGTGTGTATGTTTCATCGTCCGTTAGTTGTACTTTTATTTCAGTTTGCATTTGTTTTCGCGGCGAAAGCCATTTTTAAAAACCGTCAAAATTATTTCAGATATTAAGACGTGTGAGACAACCCCCGCTCGGGCTGCAAATGACATTATCGTTATTGATGATACAAACAAGAATGTTGATGCTGACGCTTTGTCGTCCCTTCATTCTTCAGAAACACCTCCTAGTGTTTCTTCTTGTACACAGGTTTTGGGTACCGACGTAACAATGTCGGAAGTAGAAACTTCTAGACATTGCGAGGATGTTGCGACCGCACATTCTATGATACAAACCAGATACCAGCTGGAAGCCATTGCAAACGTTGAGAGACTTTTGAGTTCCATTGAAAATAATGAGTTGAAATTCATGAATCCTATTGATGATTTGCCGATTGCGAGAGAAGATGTTCCTTTGAGCGGTCAAAGACGTTTTGTCTCTCGCCAAATGTTCGAGTTTGTCAAGAAACTCGGATTGGATTGTTCTACTTACGACTCAGATTGTGAGGTGTGGTGTGTTGAACAAGAAGATGATGTTGAAACTCAATCTGTTGAGCTCACATTTGTGAGTAACAGACTGAGGAATTTTCTTGGTTATGATGCATTCACATTTTTGGAATTTGTTTACGATTTTGTCCGTGTTATCGTTGATTTTTTGAAGATTGGTGATCGTTATGCGTGTCAACGTCTTTTGTACAACTATTTGAGGTGCAGAGGTCTTCCAGTTCTTGAAGGAGAGTTAGCCTCATTTCTGATTTCCTCATTGTTAAAGCACAAACCAAAAATGGCAGTTGTTGAAACCAACGCATTGTCAGACCAAGTTGACAAACTTGGCGACGTGATGGAGTATGTGTTTGATAGTGGATTTTCTGAGGCAGTTAAACGTCTTTTTATTTGCGCTGCTACTTGTGGAGCTTTTTCACCCAAGGTTACTTATGATATTTTCCGGATATTGGGTCCAAAAATGCAAGGTACTTTGTATGATATTGTCCGCATTGGAGTCAAGTCATTGGCTTATGTTATCCGAGCTGCTGAGAAGTATGCTACCGGGAAATATACGTTGCACCAAGTTTTGTTTGCAAAAGATCCATCTGCTATCATGGCTGCTGATTATGCGACTTTGATGTACCAGAAAGATTATTTGTGCGTCGGACTTTATGATCCCAATTCCCATCTCAAGCCCAAAGTGTCTTGGTTGAAAGAAGTTGATGTTGTTATTCAGTATTACGAAGAAAGATTGAAGAATACAGCTCACACCAAGGCTATTTATCAAACAATGCAGACAAGGGTTATGACATTAAAAGCAGCAAAAGCTGAGGTCTTGGATGCTGCGAATGCGACTTACAGGCGAGCCCCTCTTGGCATTGTTATAGAGGGCGATCCCGGTATTGGAAAATCTTCACTCATTGATTTACATGCGAGCTTTTGGTGTGATTTGTGTAATTACAAGTTCGATCCCACTCTAATTTATCACAGACCTATGAGTTCCAAATTCATGGACGGATTGAAACAGCAACCTTTCATTCATTACAGTGAACTTGGAAAGGGAACAGCCTATGTTGCGAAGCAAGGTTTGGATGAGTCAGCAGTCGAACTTTTGTCGGTTATTGATTCTCAGCCTATGTTAGCAAATCAAGCGGAAGTGGACAAAAAAGGGAAGGTTTGGATCAATTTTGAACTTGTCATAGCTGATACGAACAATCCGCATTTGAACTTCCATCATGCTGTTAACAATCCTGCAGCTTACATGCGACGCTTTGTCTTTGTACATGCAGAAGTGAAGCCGGAATTGCGTTTGAAGGATTCTTGCGGGATTGATTATCAGAAAGTTGAAGCAGGAAGATCGGCGGGTACAGTTGCACATGACATGGATTTGTGGCATTTTACAATCTATGTTATGGTAGCTAAGGATACTGTTAATTCTAAGAAGGTTATTCTTTATCAAGGTTACGACATTTACAAGTATCGCGAGGTGATGAAAAAGTTGATGAGAGATCATATTGCATCACAAGATTATATCGAAAAACTGAGAAGAAGTGGAGCGATGTTTAATTTTCCACCACGTCCGCCTTCAGGGCCTTCACCTTCTTCTGGTCCGCCATCATCTCCACCTCCGGGTGGCTCTGGCGGTGGTGATGATCCACCTAAACCTCCAGGTTTTGGGTTATCAGATAACACAGATCGAGAGGAGATGGAAAAAATGGAGGATGATTTTAAGAGTTTGGAGGAGACTCATTCAAAACTCAAAGAATCTTCTCCTGGAAACTTAGTTGACTGGCTTCTTGAAAAGACGTCGCGAAAGTGGAAACAGATCAAATTTGGTGAGCATACTGCGGTTCAACCAGATTTTGATTCAGATTCTGAGGTGTTAGAGTTTGAGTCCATGGTTCAGCATATTCCTTTCGATCGATCTGTATTGTGTGAAGACTATTTTGTTCAACAAGATGGATTGATTGGTATCGAATCCAAGGAGAATGAAGTTAACACACATGCACATGAGAATATTTTGCATCTTGAAACTCCATCTTACGAGTATTGTGAAAGACATGTTTCTCGTCCTGATGCAGGTCTTGATGAAAAGTCAACTGATGTTGATTTTGAGAACGCTGTTATGATGTTGTCTTCCCAGCAGAAGATAATGATTGCAGTGTCCAAGAAAAACAATCTGCGATCAGTAATGTTCACAATTGGAAGTGAGTATCTCGTTCCAGAAAGATTCCAAATGGATGTTGCAGCGGCGCTCAAAAGAGTTGCCAAAAGGAAGAACATCAAGTTGCCTCGGAGAATATTTTGGCAGAATGTTGATAATGTTGATGCATTGGAGAAGAAACCTCTGGAACCCGATTGGATAGGATTTGATTTTGGAAATTTGGATTTGGAAATTTTGGAAGTTCATCATAACGAGCCCACGTTGAAAAAGAAGGTGACTGTTAGTATTGTACACTCAGTGATGGTCTTTTTCCGAGCGTGTCATTTGTCTGTTGTTTCATTGTTTTGTTCTTGGGCAAGTTTCTTTGAATTTGACAGTTTGATAAAGAGATTTATTTCAACAGCGCTGTGGTCCATCATAATGACTTGGTTTGGTTTAAGCTTCCTTCCCTCTGTTCTGTCAGTATTTGGTTGGTGTGCTTTTCCAGTAACGATGATGTCTCTGGATGCTCAGGCTGAAACCGAAGGAAAAAAGCTTCCAGTTTACCGAGAGCTTGCTCGTGACAAATGGAGAGAGTTCTATGAGTATATGGAATGGGATCCTAATGTCACATTGGTAGAACGCTTTTGGATGGGCGCCAGATATTCTGTTGTGCTCGGTTCTTTGTCAGTCGTGGCTTTAGGTTTATTTCGATACCGTGACGTTATGGATGTTTTGGGTGAAACTCATGCCAAAGAGGAAGAGAATGACAAATTCTCTGAAGTTGAAGTGTTGAGCGGCGCTGGACCATCTCTAGAACGTCGCAAGATGGCAGCAGGTGCAAAGAATTGGGGCGTCAATGATGCTGATTTTACAAAGTCGTTATGTAGAGAATCACCAAAATCTCTTATAAAGCTTGTTGAAGACAACACACGTGCGATGCGCTTGGAATTCCCTGGAACCACGCGCGGTTTTCTTGACGGATATGTGTTGGGCATCAAGGGTGATTGGGTTATTATGAGCAAACATTATTTCATTGGTATGACTGAGTCAGTTTTGTTGACAGTCACACCAGCTCGCTCTAAACCCTTTGATTTTCAATCCACGCAGCATCATGTCAACGCATCAGATCTGTATGATGTTGGAGAAGATGTGGTTGCTTTGCGTCTGCGTTCTTTGGCTTTTAAGGACATATCTTCTCATTTGAGCCCAAGCGAACAAGCTTCATCAACAGGAAAGTACATGATGGCTGGTGGACAAGAAGGAGTTGCTACTCTCGTTGAAAAGAAGACATTGTTGGTCAAACATTCTCCGACTGGAGACTACATTTCTCTTACCGCCTATTTGACCTATCCTTCGCTGAAAGCTGTGAAGGGTGATTGTGGAAAGGGAATAGTTTATCAGCGAGATGGAGGCTCAGTTTTGTTTGCGATTCACTCAGCAGGAGATGGTACAACCGGATATGCTTCTGTTATTGATGCGAAAAAATTGAGGGCTTGTTTTGGTTCAACTTCCTTGTTAGAGACAAATTCTGTGTCAGCTTTGCCCACTATTGTCACAAATGTCGTTGATACCACATTGGTCACATCACAACCTTTGCCTAAATCTCCTTTTTCTTACAACCCTTATCCTCAGATTGATTTCAAGGGCAAATTGCCAGGTGCCGTTTGCATGGAGAAGAAATCGCGTCTGGTGAAGACAAAATTTGCAAAGACTCTTCCTGAGATTTTTTACATTGTTTTTGGACGTTTTCCAGAGACTTTGTATTCTCGACCCGTCATGAAGCCACATTTGAATTCGAACAAAGAGTGGATTGATCCTTTTTCCCTGCATTTGTCTAAAGTGGATTGTGTGAAAAAATCTTTGGATAGTGAAATTTTGTGTAAGGTTGTTAATACTTTGGTCGAACGCTTTGTTGGAGGTTTGTTAGAAAGAGGGATTGTATCAGTCTCTCCTGTTACTTTGGATGTGGCCATCAATGGTGCAGTGTATGATGTATTCTTTCGCAGGGTTTCGGCCAGTAAGTCAGCAGGTTTTGGTTTTCCTGGACCTAAATCTTCCTGGTTGGTATTAGGCGAAGAAGAGATGAGAACAGCTTTGCCTGAAGTGAGAGAGTTGCTTGCGTCTATTGCAGAATCGTACCAGCGAGGAGAAAAGGTGGGCTTTGTATTCAATGCCGCTCTCAAGGATGAGCCACGAAGCATTGAGAAGTGCGAGAAAGGGAAAACACGCGTTTTCTTTGTTTCTCCCCTCTCTTTGTTACTCTTGCAGAGAATGTATTTGTCCCCATTTTATACATTTATGGTTCAGTTTTCTGATCTTTTTTGTGTTGCTTTGGGCGTTGACATGCATACACAGGCAGGAGAAATTCGAGAGCGATTGGCTAGTTTCTCTTCCCGTTGGATGGAAGGAGACTATGGAGGTTATGATGTTTCAATGCCTTTTGACATCGGATTGGCAGCTTCCACTGTTGTTTACGAAGTGCTTAAACGATTGGGGTATAATGAATACTCTCTAAATATGGTTCGAGGACTGTTAGATGACAGTTTGTTTCCTTTTGTCAATATGAACAATGACTTGTATACTTCACCAGCTTTACAACCTTCTGGCAAATATGCAACGGCTGAAGACAATTCTTTGCGGGGTCTTATTTTGTTGTTATATTTTTGGTTTACCTTACCTGAGTGGAACACAAAGGACTTTTTCGAGTTTGTGCGGCCTCTTTTGTATGGAGATGATATGGGTGCCGGAGTTAAAGAGGAGGTTGAAGAGGTATTCAATAACTTGACTTATGCCAAGTTTGTCAAAGAGGTTTATGGTATGGAATTTACGTCAGCATCGAAGTCCCAGCAATTGGAAAAATTTGTGGATGTTGATTCATTTTCCTTTCTAAAGAGAACTTTCCGCTGGTCCACCTCTCTAGAGCGCTACGTTGCCCCGCTTGATTTTTCTTCCATCTACAAGACCCTTGAGTGGTTTATTCCCTCATCAGTGGTATCTGTAGAAGATCAAGTGTTGGGGATGTGTGACTCTTCTTTGAGAGAGGTTTTCTTTTCTGTGGAAGGAGACAAATTTGATATCATGAGAGAATGGATGATAAGCGTTCTCACAGAAGATTACAAAATTGATGAGAATCTGGTGAAGAGGAGACTTTTGTCTCATTCCGAAATGATTGCTTACTATTCATTCACCGAGACTGAGTGCAAGCAACTTGAGAGGAGTTATGAGGACAAATTGTTGGAGAGGAAGAGAGTCTTGTTGTCACAACTTGAAGATGTTGGTGATATGGATCCTCTGCTTCAGCTTGATGCAATCAATGATTTTGCCAGGCGCAAAGTAGTGTCACAACAATTGGCCATGAAGGGCGAATTGAAGCAGATTGATGACCAGCTAAAGAAGATTGATTTGAAGAATCGTCTCAAACAGTACAATCAAGTTTTTACCAACTCAAGTGAAATGCAAAACTTGGTCGAAATCGAAGAGAAGGGAGATGATCTTAATGAGGCGATGAGTTCCTATGATTTGGCAAACCGCGTTGTTGCAGATCCTAACAATTTTTTTTCCCGTCCTGTTAAAATCGCCACAGTTTCTATTGAAAATGAGACCAACTATTTTAATTTCTTTTCGGTCTGGGAGCTTTTATCTAAGAATCCAGCTGTCCGCGCCAAGTTGAGGAACTATGCTTTCATGAGAGCGGATCTAGAAATTACCATCGATTTGTCAGCTTCTCCCTTTCATTATGGTAGAATTCAAGTGGCTTATGTTCCTATGCCACAGTCAAATCAAGTTGCTGAAGCATGGGTAACTGGTTCTGATTTTTCTAACATTCAAAAATGGTTGTCTCAGCAGAGGATTTGCTCTGTTATGGATATTTCATCAAACGCATCACTTGTGTTGAAAGTTCCATATATAGCATACACTCCTATGCTGAGATTGTTTGCTACGAACACACCCTTGCCTGCTGCATCTTCGTTCCCTGATTTTGAACGAGGAGCATTGACTATTTCAACTTTGGTTGGTCCTTATACAGTAAATTCTTCTGCGCCTTCAGATTTGAGTTTGTATGTGTATGCGAGATTTGTCAATGTTACACTTGCCACTCTTACGGGTTCAGGCATGGAAGTTGAAACAAACTCGAGTGAAATGAAAACTGGTCCAGTTGAGAACATGTCCACATCGATGGCGGGAGTCATGTCATCTTTGGAAAGGGTGCCCATTATTCAACCATATGCGTCTGTTGGAAATCATGTTTTCAAATCCTTGGGCAAGTTTGCTTCTTTGTTCGGATGGTCAGTTCCCCGCATAGACCCAAGTGTTTCTTCACCTGAACTTGTGCACAACATTCCTTTGTTTAACAATTGCAATGTGATTGGTAGATCTTCCGCGCAGAAGATGTCATTGGATCCTCAGCAAAATATCAGTGTAGATCCACGATTTGCAGCTGTTGAGGAGGATGAATTGACTCTTGCTTTTATCAACAATGTGGTTTCGCTCTTAGATACGTTCACGTGGACGCTTTCATCAACTCCGTTGGAGGCGATTTGGACAATGCCAGTCAGTCCCTCTTGTCTTGTTCCTTCATTGCCCGTTTCAGGGAATTATAAGTGCGTGCCCACAGCTATGGGATTTGCGGCAAGTTTCTTTTCTTATTGGAATGGGTCGATAACTTACATTTTCGATTTTTCAAAAAGCGTGCAGCATAATGGGAAGATTATGTTTGCTTATGAACCTTCTTGCTTGCAAGCAGATTTCGTCTTAGCAAACATTAACACAAATATTCCTCACGCTGTTATCATCGATTTGCAATCTATGAACAGAGTGGAATTGACAGTGCATTGGAATTCTCATAAGATGTGGTTGAGAGTCGCAGGTCAGACAGAAGCAGCTGGCCTTACTCAGGATGATATTACGTCTGCCGAGTTTTTCGCCAATGGTTTTCTTTATGTTGTGCCTATCACAAAGTTACAATGTACGACTGATTCTCCTGTTGTGTGCAATGTGTATGTCAAGTCTGCTTCTTTGAATTATAATGAACCTACCCAGGAAAATTTTCCAACAGCGCGTGTTTACACCAATTGTGGAACTCAGTTTACAGGAGAGGTGAATTCCTTGGATTTGAATCAGAGTTCTTTGAGTACAACATGGTGTGATTCTATCCATTTTGGAGAAAAGCCGATAACTTTGAGAGGTATCATCAAGCGTTATGTTGAAACTATACGTCACGTCTTCACGGCAGAAAATGTTGCGTGGAGAGAAAAGGTTTATCCAGATATACGCCTTTCTGTTGGTGACGATGCCGTGATTCCAGATGCGCTTTCTTGTTTGAGAATGGCTTTTTTGGGGATGAATGGAGGGATCCGTAAGAGGATGCGATACCCCGGACATGTTTTTTCAACAACGGATCAGGTTAGGATCAATTTGACTGCCCCATCAACAGTCCCCACATCAACTGAGGTAGGTTCGACGGGTTTTTCATCTGTGAATGGTTTGGTCGCATTTGTTCCATTTTTCCAGCCTGGCATTGAGGTTGAAATCCCAAGTTATACGACCAATTTGTTTCATCCTTCTGCTTCCACGGATTTGTATACGTTTGAGTCTTCTTACGACCCGACGTATGACAATTTTTGGATGAGGTTTGTTGACGTTTTCGTGGACAAGTGTGATGATTTTCATTCTTTGATCATCGAGACTGCGCCCAGTGAAGATTTCACCTTACTTTACTGGATGGGGGCTCCTTTTTACTCGTTGCCTGAGTAAAAAAAAAAAAAAAAAAAAAAAAAAAAATAAAA